TGTTTGATAATGCAGATACAGATAATCCAAAATTAAAACAAAAAGTTTTAGATATTATTAAAAAAGATTTAAAAACTTTTGAGAAGTTTGGTCCTATTCTAGGAGTAAAATTAATTGGTTCTATTCTAGGTAAGAGATATAGAAATGACGCTGATTTAGATTTAGATGTATTAATAGATTTACCAGAAAAAGATAGAGAGACAATTGGTTTAGAAGCAAGAAAATCTGTATCAGCTATAAATGGTAGAAATATTCCAGGTACAAAACATCCAATTAACTATTATGTTCAAACAGACCCTAAAGTAAATGACGCTCATCTTAAAACTGCTACAGGTGTTTTTGATGTGTTCAAACAGAAATTTGATAAGAGACCTAAAGAACAAAAGTTTGACCCTAAAGTTTATCAATCAGAATTTCAAAAGAAAGTAGCAGAAATAGATGTAGTCAAAGGAGAATTAAGAAACGATATAGTTGACTATGAAGAATTAAAAGAATTATCTCCAGACGATATTGAAGGTTTACAAAAAAGTATTAGAGAAAAGTTAAAAGAAATAGAAGACGCAATTGAAAAGTTTTCCGTAATGGGAGACGAACTTATGCAGGCAAGAAGGGATTTATTTAATAGACCTTTGACACCAGAAGAAATTAAAAAATATGGTGTTGCCCATAAGTTACCTAAAAATGTAATCTACAAATATTTGGAGAAATATCATTACATAACCTTTATGAAAAAATGTAAAGAGATATTGGATGATGGTATAGTAACAGACAAAGAAATAGATAGTCTTAAAGAGGCAACAGGTTCGCCTAGAAGACATATAGCTTTCACATTTGGAAGATTTAATCCACCTACAATAGGACACGAAAAACTTATTAATAAAGTGGCAAGTGTTAGCGCTAATGATTATCTGATTGTACCAACTAAAACAACAGACGCAAGGAAAAATCCATTAAAGATTGCTGATAAAATTAGAACAATGAAACAGATGTTTCCTAGACACTCAGCGAAGATAAAACAAATACCAGGTGCTAGAACAGCAATGGAAGTTTTAAATAATCTAAATGGAAAAGCAAACGAAATAACAATGGTCGTAGGAAGTGACCGAGTAAGAGAGTTTGAAACTCTACTAAACAAATATAACGGAGTACGAGCAAGAGGTACTAATTATAAATTTGATAAAATTAATGTAGTAAGTGCTGGGGAAAGAGACCCAGACGCTGAAGGTGCTATGGGAATGTCAGCAAGTAAAATGCGAGACGCCGCTAGCAAGAACGATTTAAAAAGTTTTAAAAGAGGTCTACCAATTTCCTTTAGAGATAAAGATGGACTATTTAAACTAGTTAGAAAAGGAATGAACCTGGAAAATATGTCAGGTGCAGGACTTGGAACATATGCTCCAACTGCTGATATTAATCCTACTAGTAAAAATAAAAAAATTATCGTTGAAAGATTTACTCAATTTCAAATAAGAGACTTGTATATCCGTGAACAATTATTTAATATTAATGATATTGTAACCGACCAAGAACAAGAGGTTGAAGGTAAAGTAATTCGTAGAAGTACAAATTATATCGTATTAGAAGATAACAATTCCAACTTACACAAGTGTTGGATATGGGATTGTTTACCAGTTAGTAATGTAGACGAAGTTAAACTACACGAACACAACCTAAATGTTGATTATGGTTTTGAAGCAGTATCGGAAACGGAAGTCAAAATGAATAAGAAAACATATGAAGATATAAAGAATAAGAAAGAATCCTTTGAAATAGGTAAGGATTGGGCAAATCACACTAAAACAATAACTCCTGGACAGACGCCAGACGCTAAACCAGTAGATAGTAAGACAAGAGCAGAAGAAACAGATGAGAAAATTAACAAAGAAGACATTAAGAAATGGGCTTCTTCAAGTGATACTATTGATAAATATAAGAGACGATACGCAGAAGATTGGGAACGAGAACTAGGCGAGGCAACCAGTAAGATGGAAGAACGCCTTAAAGTACAATCTTTTAAGGAGTTTAATAATACGCAAGGAAAATAAAAAAGATGACAAGATACACAAAATCAATGCGAGAAGCAATGCTGGAAGTTTGGGCCAATGATATAACATTGGACGAAGGCAATATGAAGACGATTGCCACTATGTTTGCTCAAGGTAAATCAGCAGAAGAGATAGCAGCTAAGATGACTTTGCCTGTCGCAACGGTTAAAACTATTCTTGGAGAAGATGATGTAAAAGAGCAAATGCTGTGGGAATTCACAGACGCTCAAATTACAAAGTTAAAGAAAGATTATGCTAGTTTAAAAGGTACTAAAATTTCACTTGCGAGAGCAAACCAATTAAGAAATATCTTTGATAAAATCACAGATACACAATTACCAAAATTATACAAAGCAGATATTCCATTTCTTTCTACAATGTCATTAAGTCGTATGATTAAGAAAGGTATACAAGTACCTAAAGGTGTTAGAATTAGTGCATTTAGAGAACAGACTTGGGAAGAAATTTTAAAAGACGAAAATGCTATTGCAATTTCAGGAATAGAAACTTCAACAGAACGAACTCAATTAGATGAAAAATTCCAACCAGGATTTGCAGTTAGATATGCTTTAGATGGAAAAAGAAAAGTACAAGCATATAAGACACAAAAGGACGCAGACCATAGAGCAAAAATATTAAAGAGTATGGGTGGTGTTAAAGATGTTTCAATTACAAAACACGATTTAAATTTTAAAGAAGAAGATTTTAAAGTCTTTAATGAGTATGCTGAGTACATTGAATATATGGCAAAAAATTCAGGTCAAGCAAAAGCAATTGCTAATATGTTTAAAGGTAAAACTGGTGGTGGAGAATCTAAAGCAGATGGTTCAGAAGTAAGAATTGATAGTGCAAAAGATGTAGAGAATATCCACAAACAAGTTATTGCTAAGTATGGCGATGATGTAAGAGTTTTAACTAAAGAAGAATTTGAGGTTATTGCTGTAAAACCTTTTAGACTTAAAGGTAAAGATGTTAAAGTTGGTCAAAGAATTGGTCCTAAAATGTCATACAATCAAGCGATAGCACAAGTAAAGAGAATGAATGTAGGTCAAAGTGTTGGCGGTTCAAGGGATGTTGAAGCACGAGCAGTTAGAGAAGATGTTAAAGAAACAATCCAACCATATCTGATTTCATATAGTAAGCAAGGAGACCATTATGGATTTGAAGGTGGAGATAATTTAGCAGATATTCAAAACAAAGCACAGAAGTTACGAGCAAAAGGATTTACTATTGATAAAATGGGAAAATATAATCCACCAGTAGATAAAAAACTTATGACAGGTAAAACAGGAGTGGTTAATGATATGACACCAGCAGATTTAGACAGATTAAAGAAACAAGGATTTAAACCAAAAACTGAATCAATAGATGGCGATGTAGCACCGAAGAAAACATTTGCTGGATTTAAAAAAGAAAATTCTAAAGATAAAGAAACAGACATAGATAAAATTAAACTTGCTAAAGAAAAAGATACTGATACTTTAGACGCACAAGTAACTACTTTAAAAGGACAACTAGGTCTTATTAAACAAAAATTAGAAATAGAAAAGAATAAAGTAGTTAAACCTGTTCCAGATAAAGAAACAGGTGAAGTTCCTTTAGCAATTGGTTTAGCACAAAAACTTTTAAGAGATAAAGCACAAAAAGAAACAAAAAAAGAATCAGTAGAAGAAGGTAAAGTAAAAGATTATCTTATGGATGTTGAACAAGACGCTGGTGAAATGGATTTAAATAAATTAATTAGAAAGTATTATGGCACAATGGGATTAACTGCTGACGCAATTAAGAAAATATATTATAGAGTAAATGAAGATGTCAAAGTTAAATTTGCAATGAACAAAGACCAAAAGATAGCAACTGCTACTTACAAAGATAAAAAATCAGCAAAAGATTTTATTAAGTCTATACTATCAAAAGGTGGTAAAGCAATTCTAGGTGAAGCAACATTAGTTCAAAAAGCAAAAGACATTGCTAAAAAAATGGCAGATAATTTAACTGGTGCTGTAAAAGCAATAGAAAAATTACAAAAAGGTTTATCAAAAAATTCTTCAGTAGAACAAGCATTAAAAACAGCAAACGAATCAATAAAAGAAGCAATGCCAGGTGGCGCTAATTCATCTAGTAGAAAAGGTAAAGTGTTTAGAAAATGGTTCAAAACAAAAATGAAAAAGAACTATATGAAAAAATCTGAATTTGAACCTAAAGGTAAAGATATAGAAGAAGCAAAACCTAAAAAGAAAATAGAACATAAAAATCATCCTGCTAAAAAGAAGTGGGAAGCTTTAACTGCTAAACAAAAGAAAATAGATTTAAATAAAAATGGTAAAGTAGATGGAAAAGACCTTGCTAAATTAAGAAGTAAAAAGGAAGATACAAGGGACGATAATTCAAAAACAATTTTACCAAACTATCAGGAACCTACTCAAAAAACTGACCCAATGAACATCCAAACTAAGGAACCAGAAAAGAAGAAAACTGACAATGGAACAAAGTCTGACAAAATTGATGTTAATCCTAGAATTGATTACCAAGCATAATTCATAAAATTACTCATATTTTTTGCTTGACTCTCCATCAAAAATGTGTTATAGTAAAGAATAATAAGTAAAAGGATTTAACTAAAGACTATGAAATTTAAAGAACTCCGACAGGATGTTATCCACCAAAGAAATAAACTAGACAATATCCAAGACGCATATAGACGAGACGGTTTAAGAGAAAAGCTGCCTAGAATATATTGTGATATGGACGGAGTATTATGTAATTTTGAAGCTGCTGCTGTTAAAGTAATAGGTATGCCTATATCACAATGGGCATTAGAACCTAGAAAGAAATTTAAGACAATAAGAGATAAGTGGAGACCAATAATGCAGACTAAAAACTTCTGGTCTACATTACCTTGGGCGCCTGGTGGGCAAAGACTATGGTCTTTTTTAAGAAAACACGACCCACATATATTATCTGCTTATGTAGAACAAACTACTGACCCAAATTGTATACCAGGTAAAGCAAAGTGGGCAAGAACAAGATTAGGAATGTCAGGTAACAAAGTTAACCTAGTAAAACGAAGAGAAAAACAGAATTTTGCTAAGGTTGGTGGAGTTCCTTGCATACTTATAGATGATTATATCAAAAATATATCGCAATATAGAAGTAGAGGCGGTATAGGTATCTATCATACAAGCACTAGTAATACAATATCTGAATTGAGAAAACTAGGTTTCAAATAATCGTTATTCATAAATATAAGCAGATTAATCTGATTATTTAAATAATCAAATAAATATAATTAAGTTAACTTAAAATATTAAGAGGAGAATTACTATGGGACTATGGGGAGCAACAGATTCCGACGAGAGTAAACCTAAAAATTTGACAACTGAACAGAAGAAAGATGTTTTTGCTAACACTTCTGGTTGGGTTCAAAAATCAGGTACTAGTGCGTCAGGAAACGATAACGCAAGTGCTACACCAGAAGTATTAGTCGCTATTGGCGATTTAACTACTGCTCTTGGTGCTGCTACAATAACAAGTTGTGATTTTGTTACCACTTCTTGGGATGCTTCTGCTGGTGGAACTTTACAATGTAAAGTCCGTTGGAATGAAGCTGTAGATGTAGTAGAAGGCGGTTCAGGATTGAAACTAAATGTAAATAGAACACCAGATGGTGGTTCAGCTGCTTCGCATACATTAAGATATGCAAGTGGAACTGGAACAAACGAATTAATTTTCTCACTTGCAATCGCAGGTGGTTCACCAGTTGCTGCTTTAGATAGCTTTGCTATTACTGACCAAAATTTAGCATTTGGTGGTGGAACTACTCTTAAAGACGCTGGTACAGCTGTTACGGCAGAAATAGCAATTTCTGCTGCTCAAGCAACAGCTG